TTGAGAAGTAATTTGATCGATGACTTGCCGATGAGATTGATTTCCATATATGGCGACGACGGAACGATGACCACCGCTGGCGGAATGATCGCTTCCGGGACATAAGAGTAGACATTCCCGGCAACACTTGCGAGAGCTGTTGCAAGGGTTCCACGAACATCAGCGGAGATCGATGAGGCTGGCATAACTAGCCTACGATCGAATCGACATCGACTTGGTTCCCTAAGAGCCCGGAAATTCTGTTATAGAGAGAGCGACCCATTCGGAACGGGCTTGGACTGAAATCGACTCCTTCGATTTGACCACCGGGAGCGACACGGGATTGAAAGACCTCGACTGAAACATTTAAGACAGCCGATTCAACATTTGAATTCCCGACATAGATCACGGCGGCGGCTTGTCCAGAGAGTGTCGCTGTACCGGCTGGAATGCTTGCGCGAAATGTGATGTCTGCATTGGTTAGAGCTTGCGTAAAAATATACGGCGTGAGCTGTGTGTCGGTGACGGCGCGTGTGCCGTTGAAAGTTGATGGAACGACTCCAGCGATGACGATCGATTGACCGACGACAAATTGATGAGGTCGTTGAGTCGTAAAATATGCAACATTTGATTTGATTTCGACATGAGTGACGGCGACTGTGTGCGCTGTCAATAGCGGCAGGATTACCCCTTCGGCTGTGTCAATTATGTCGTCAAGATAAGCGTCTGAGTAAAGAGACGACGAAACACCAAGCACCGACCGAAGCTGTGAAGCTGTGACGATACTTGGCATTTCATCTCCAATCTGCTGAGCCCGTCGGGAGCGGCGGACTCATGTCTAAGGGTTAAGGCGATTATGCCTTGTTATTTTTGAACGCTCCTGCGCCGATCTTGGTTGCGATTGCGTAGTAGCCGTACATCATGATATTCACTTGACCGCTTGCGATTACATCTGCGCGGAGTTCATAAGTTGGAGACTCGTAGTAGGTGTAAGCCGAAGGATTAACGATCAAGATCGATCCATCGGTGTCGGTTGTTGCGGCTGTGTTAGCTGTGACGAATAAATCGAGACCGGCAACATTTCCTCGGACTGATGTAGGTGCTACAGATCCACCGGCATTCTGTGGAACTTGTGCGTTGTAAATTGGACGACCGCTGTCATTTAGTGTCATGACATTTGACCATTGTGAGGTGTTCATAATGATATTACGGGCGAATCCTTGAGTTCCGGAATATACCGAAGCGGCTCCGCGAGCTACTACACCGAGAAGTTCAGCGGCTGTTGGATAGGTTGTGGTTGTGGTTGCGTCGGCTGTTGCGCCAGAAATCAAAGCGGCGTTGACGGCTGTGTCGGTGACTTTTGCATATTGCGCGGCGAGGTTATTCATCAATTCATTTAAGAAAAGAGGATTTGACCTGTCAAGAAGCTCAACGCTAAATGTCTGTTGTCCGGCAGCTTTCAAAACTGAGACTGAGACGAAGGCGGCATTTTGATCGGTTTCGGTTGGTGTTCCTGCTTCCGCAACAGTTCCGACTCCGGGCAATACTGTGATCTTTGGAATTTCAAAAGTCATTCCTGCGTCTGGAAGGGTTCCTCTTGAAATCGCATCGATATTGCTTCGAGTTACATTTGCGAGACCGTTGATGACCTCGGTTAGTTGACGGGTTGGAACGAGTCCAGCGTTGTCGGTTGTGTCAGCGGCGGCAAGAACATATTGACGAGCTGATTCATCACCGAGAGCGGCTTTGATTTTGCTTTCAAGATACTTGGAAGCTGTGAACTCCAAGCGTGGAGCTGAGTAAGCGAGTGGAGTTCCAGTCGCTTGGACATTCCGAGAGGCTTCAACCGTCTCGACGGCTGGAGCTTCGTTGACGATTGAGTCGGACACTTCGTCTCCTTCTGTTTGTGTTTCCTCTGACGCTGTGTCAGAAGCTTCGGGTATTGCTTCGGTCGCGGCTACATCTGAGACGCGAGCTGATTTGAATGCTGGATTCGTGACAAGTGCCACGCCGACGATCTCTCCTGAACTGACGACCATCGTTCCAGCTTTGTCATAGGTAAATTCGTTAGCCATAACCTCAACGGAGAATCCGTCACGGAGTCCGTCTTGCGCTTCGACAAGTGCGTCAGATCCGGCGTTCGTGTTGGCTATTTTGAACACGCCGTCGATTGCTGTGTTATCGCTTGAGAAATCCATTGAAAGAGTTTTTCCGATTGGACGGGTTCCGTCATGCTCAAGATTTAGCTTGACCGGAGTCGGAGTGAGCGATCCATCTTTGAACATCACTTTTCCGGTTGAGGCGTTAGCCGTCTCATTGAATGACACGATCCGACCTGCGATGGTTCGCTTGATTGAATCGGCGGCTGTGATCTGGATTGGGATTTCTAGCTTCATGAAATTAGTTCCTCATCTCGTCGGATTTCATCGACGCTCATCACGCCAATTCGATTAAGTATTTCGTAAATCTGAGCGCGCTCTAGGGCTGAACCGCGCAAGAAGTCGTCGAAGTCGTAGCGAATAACTGTGTTTGAAGCTACGAAATCCGACTGTGAAAGTCTTTCCTCAATCGCCGTCATGATATTTCTCAAGCTGAAATCGATAAGAGATTTTCGCTCTGATACAGCGTTCGAATATGTGAGAGTATTGACATCGGCTCCCAAGAAGTAGGCTGGAATCCCTACGGCGCGAGCGCATTCGAGCGCGATGTATTGACGAGCCGCGTTGAGCTGTAATTTTTCGGGATCGAATCCAAGTGATGTCAATTCAACATCGGCATTCAAGAACGCCGTCGCGCGTGTTGATCTAGCTGTGCGCCAAGCGTCGAGAAGCTTTGTCACGCGATCCGCCGGGAGTGCTGTTCCGTTAGATTTTAAGACCATCATCGGGACGGGTTCTTTTGCGTAAAGCAAAGCGGCTTTTTCAAGCTCGACCGCGCTGAGTATTGTGCGGCTTGCGCGGTTGAGGAGACCTTCGTCTAATCCGTAGAAAACTTTTAGACTACCGTTACCGAATGCCGGGACGGGAGTTCCATCAACGCGATATCCGGTGATCTCGGTTCCGTTTGCATTTGTAACGATCGAGACGCGAGTCGGAGCGATTCTTTGAGCTGATCGACATCTGCCGTCCTCGGCGTAAGAATCGGTCTGTTGGAGATAGCCGTAACCGTAGAACAATAAATCCTCGGCGAGCCAAGCGTAGACAGCGGAACCGGGAACGCGAGGATCGGGTTGATTTATTACTCGGGCTGTTTCGACGCGTTCGCCGGTTGACTTTATTCTCTGCTCCATTGGCAAGCTTGCGATCGTTGAACAGATAATCGATCTGGCGCGACTGATCGCCGGGACGGACATCGCCTGAGCGCGTGTCGCCACTTGCGATCCAAAGAATGCGTTTCGTGTGTCGGCTGTGTTAAACGGTGCAAGATCAGCGGCGGAAATATCGATCGGAGCGGATTGAGCTTGGAAAGTTAAATCCGGCGCGCCAACTATTGCGTCCCATAATTTCATGGCGCAATTCTAGGCGATCCGCTACTCCTAACCGACGAGAATGTCAATCTCCGTCTCCGGGCGTGTCGCGTAATGTGTCGCCAGAGCCGACGCAACCGTCGCGCAGACAGCCGTCTTTGAAGCTTTGCGACCAATCACCCAAGCCCCATCACCGTACGGCAATCTCACAGCTGAGAGAACTTGCTTTGTAAGTTCGGCTTGATTTGAGTGAATCAATCGTCCCGAAGTAATTGAGCCCAAGAATTCGTCACAGCTTTGAGCGTATTCCGCGCCATCGCAATCGATCACCGGGAATCCGGCAGGGATTAGCCTAGCCGCCACCGCTGACGCGGTTCGCTTTGAAAATACGATCTGATCGACTGAATACTTGCGAACATATGGCGCGATGTCATTCGCGATTTGTTTGTCATCAAGTGAAATCGGATTGTGCCAAGTGTGGAGAAGCTGGATCTGGAATTTCTCGCCGTCGATTCTTTGAGCGGCAACGAGAGCCCCATTTCGCCGATCCGGCGAGAGATCCAAGCCGAACCAGACTGTCTTTCCCGGATCAAGTGCAACATCAGAATCCCCGGCGTTCGCCCATTCGACCGGCGGAATGCAAGGATTGATTGTCTCGACCCATTGGCAAAGAACCTCAGTCCGAACTACATCGATCGGATCATTGAGAACAGCTTTGAGATTGTCGATGTGAATCGTGTGACCGAGAGATGGATTCGCCCGTCTCCAACCTTCAACATCATCAATCCGGCAACCGGCTGGAGCTGAG